ATTAACATTTTTAGATTTTGCAATACTGTCTTTTAAAGCATCAGCCTTACCTTGCTCATAAAAATGTTTAGCGATAGCATCAGGATTCATAGCTGTATACAAAGATTTATGATAACCCACAGCATCTTCCATTTCATTATTTTTATTCAAGAACTTCTTGACAAAATTATTAATGTCGCTTTGAGTTTCTTTAACATTGTTCGTATTTTTTACATTATATCTAAACCTTTTATCTCCAACACTATATTCAAAACCTTTGAAATTTTTGTTAAATAACTGGTTAGTTTTATTTAAAAAAGTACGAGTTTGTTTTTCAACTACTTGTTGTTGTTCTTCTGACTCCTTGTTGTATCTGTTGAAAAAATCAATAGCCTTTTGCTGTTCTGTTGTCAGTTTGCTTCCAGCTTTAATTTCTTCATAATATTTGGACTTTGCACCGTCCAGGTGTTGCTTTGCTTCGGCAACTTGCTCCTTCAAAGCTAATTTTTTTCTTCTAATATCTTTATCCTCATCAACTTCTTCATCATAAGAAAAATAGTCGTCCATCATAAAGTCTATTTCTTCTTCGTTTAAATGAGGTTTTGATTGCTTGTAATATTCTTTTAGTAACGATAAATTATCTAATTCAGAATAATCTTTGTTTAGCTTCACATAATCTTCTAAACTACCACCAGTGTCTTCCATAAAATCAACAAGTTTTTGTATATTTTCTGGTAGTGCTTTTCCAGTTTCTATAGATTCAGCTATAGCGTCTTCAGCTTGTTCAGCTAAATCTTCAACTTGTTCTTTTACTTCTTCTTCAGTTATTTCTTCTACAACTGGCGTTTCTTGTGTTTCTGCTTCCGGTTGTACTTCTTCTTGTTTTTCTGAGGCGTTGGCATCTTCAACGAGTTCAACCACTCCTCCGTCGTCAGTATTGTTTTCAACAACCTCTTCTTTGGTTTCATCTTCTGGTTTTTTATCTAAATCAACCTTAGTTATATTGTCATCTTGTTTGCTTTCAACATTACCAAGGTCAACTTTTGTTACATTGTTATCTTGTTTTTGCTCTACAACTTCTTCAGTTGCAGTTTCTTTTTTCTTTGCCATAATAAAATATTATATAATTAATAAAATTGTTTACTTAGGTTCAAACATACCTAATCCAAATCCACCTCCCATTATATCATTACCTGCTGACTCAAAGTTTTTAGGTGGTTTTTCATTTTTTCTCTGATCTATAAGTTCAGATTGTTGGGATGCTTGAATCCTTGTTCTTTGATCTTTACGATCTTCTTTTTCTTTATCTTTACGGTTTAAAGACTCTGAGTCTACCTGTCTTAACTGCATGTTGTACTCAAACTCTTTTTGCATTAAAGCCATTTTTAACTCTCCTTCAGCTTGCATTTTTTGCATTTCTAATTGAGCTTCTACTTGAGCTAGTTGAGATTTTGACTCTGTAATAGCTTGATTTTTTTGCATTTCCGTTTGCGCTGCAACTTGTTGAGCCTGTGCATTAGCCTGCGCTTGTACCTGTATATTCTCTTGCTGCATTTTTTGGTCTCTTGCTAGTTTTTCTTTTCTTCTTACTTTTAGTAATTGGTTAGCAAGTTTCAAACTTCTTATTTCTCTAATATCAATAGCGTCTTCAAGCTCTATATTTTGTTGCGCTAACGCTACTTGTATATTGTTTTCTAATAAAGCTTTTTCTTCTTCATCAGGTGTCAGCTCTATAAATATACCAAAATCATATAAATGTAAATGTTGTAATTCTTCTAACGTAGCAACGTTATGCGCGCCTACTGATTGTATAAACGCTTCTTTTGTGGGTGAGTATTCTATAATGTCAGATATTCTAAGTGACAATTGCTCAGCTGTTTCAGCTGTTAAAAACAAACCAGCTTGTAGTATGTGTCTTGTTGCTGTGTTGCTATTAGCTGCTGCCATTTTTTGTATACCAACTAAAGCGTTTTTGTCTGGCGTGCTACCATCTCTAGCTTCGTTTAAACCGGTTACATCTCTTATCATTTGTAGATAATAATTGTAGTTAGCTATTAACGCTTGCATTTTTTGTCCACCAGCTCCACTAGTTATCTCTTGAATAGGTACTTTACCAGGATTCATATCACCTTCACTTGTAAAGCTTCTACCAATTACAGATCCAGTTTGAAAAAACATATTTAAAGCTTCTTGTGGGTTATAATTAGTTCCATTACCTAAATCAACTTCAGCTAAACCATCAGCATCTAAATAAACACCGTCTGGTACCATACGTGACATTACTTGCTGTAGCTTTAAATGTGTTAATTGTATCATGTCAGCAAAACCTGTAATACGCTTTACTAACGAATCTATTTTACCTTTATACATACGAGGCGCTACTATACTATAATTCATTTTAACTTTAGTATAATCACTTTTTGGCCTCATCATATTTTTAGCCATACCCCAACTTAACAACTTATTGGTGCCAACTACTATTGCCCCTTCGTATAAAACCTCTATAACTCTATCTAATCTAGTAAAACCACCTTCCATATTTTCTGGTGGATTAAACTGATCGTCTTTTTCTATAGCTTTCTCAGCTCCAGAACTAGTTTCTTTAACTTTGTAAACTTCGTTCATATAAGTTTTATAATTAAAATATAAAACTTGAACTTTGTTTTTATCGTTTTCTTTATAACTATAGCTATGTTGGTAGTGATCTTTGTTATATAAAGAAGAGCTTTGTTTTATTTCTTCTAAATCTGATTGTTCTAAATGAGGGAATTGTTTAGCTAACTCGTTAATAGGTATTGTTTTTATTTCACCAACATAATACAAGTCATCAAAGTAAGGAGATTCTGTATATGAGTAAACTAATTTAGCTGGATCAACATAATCTATAGTAACACCCTCTGATGTTGTAAAGTTTGTTTTAACAGCGCCTATACCTAACACAGTAAGATCTTGGTAAAATCTTTTTCTAATTAGCTCATAGTTGTTGCCGTCCATTAAGACATTTAAGGCTTGCTCCTCCGCTAATTCGACAGATTGCTTGTAAGACAACTGCATGTGTAAAGCTAATTCTTCTTCGTTTCCAGGCAAAGTATCTGGTTCGTTTTGAGCTAAGTTTATGCCAAAGCTTTCTTTTGTAAACTCATCAAAGCTTTTCATTCTCATATCTTCTATTATAGATTCCATATATGCGGTTCTTTTAGAGACTCCATAAGGATCTTGAGAATATGCTTTTACATTATAAGTTCTTTCAGCTATACCGTTGACAACTATATCTACAAACTTAGATATAATAGGCACTGGTTTCCAGTCTAAATTTAAATAAGATAAATCTCCATTTATAGATAATTCATCTTTATATTTTTTTATTGATTGTTCTCCACGCGCATAAAGTCTTAGCTCGTGAAAATTTCTATAATTACTATCGTATCGCGTGTGATTCGTGTCGTTACTAAACCACTCAAACTCTATAGCTTTTGCTACCTTTAAACCGTAGTCATAACTTAACTTCTCTGCATCGCTTACGACTTGACTAGGAAAATAACTATTTACAGCGGTATA